TGGGCGCCCATTGCTGGCAGATCGGGTTTCGCCCACAGTGACAATTCCCAGGGCGTTATTAAATATAGCGGAGCCTGTCGTGCCTGATTGTGCATAACCGCTTACTGTCAATGTGCCCGCAGCGAATAAATGCACACCCCATCCGATATTGCCAGTCACATTGCCAGTGATGTTGAGCGTTCCCGTGCTTACTAGGTACGCTGTCCCAGCTTGCGCACCCGCCACTGTGCATCCAGCCACATCTCCCGTGACATTGACGACGCCAGATGCAGTAGCATTGGCTACCGCGTTGGCGTTATTGACCGTCATGCTGAGATTGCCGGTTATGTTTACTGTACCGTTTGTTGCTAGCCTAACTCCAGCCCCACCAGATACGGTTCCGCCGGCTATATTCCCGGTAATCGTAAACGTCCCTGTTCCACCGTAATATACGCCATCAGCCGCGTTCGCTGAACCGCCGAATACATTACCGACAAAAAAACCGGTCGATTGATTTGAAAAGACGCATATTGTTGACCCAGCGTGGGCATTTGCTGTCAACGATACGCCGTTAGATAGTGTGAATCGCCCCCCGGTGATAGCCCCGTTAGCTATGTCGGTTCGTACTTGCCCTGATGAGCCGAGATTGGTATTGACGTTAACAGTAACGCTATACCCATTCGCCATCAGCACATCGCCTGAAGCCGGCGGCCACGTTAGCCACGCGCCAGAACCATCTGATGCCGCATTCCAGACATTGACCGCGTTTACATTTGTGGCTTGTCGGGCAAACCAAACGGCCATTTAGATTCCTTTCGCGCTCAAGTAGCCTTGCAGCGCATCCCATATTTGAGACGCAGCCATTGCTAGTGCCGGGTCGGTCGCCGCTTCGGCAAATACCGCGCCGGAGTTGATGGTTACAGCCAGATCCTCGTTCTTGTCGATACTGCCATCGGCAAGTACCCGATACGGCACACAGCGCATGCTCATGGCGGCTTCTATGTGGTCATCGAGGATGATGGGGGATATAGCTAGGCTGATAAGCGTCTTATCGTAAGCCGTTGCCGGCTCTTGGATGGCGCGCGGTGTGATAGTGAGCGGCATAGGATTACCCGTAATAGCTGATGTTGAGTTTGGCGCTGGCCGCCACCTCGATAGCCGAGAAGCCGGACAGCGAGCCGGTGAAGAAGATGGTTTCTCCAGCAGCTACAGGCATGCCCACAGAAGTAGTCGGGTCCGTACCGTCATCACGCCAGCGGATGCTTTGAGATTCGGCGTGCATGAGCGCCACAGTTGCGCCAGCCGGTACGGTTAGCGCGGCAGCGGATGCAAGAGAGGTTAGTTGCTGGTAGCCAAGAGCGGTGAGGCCGGCGGGGCTTTCGCGTAGATGGCCGAATGAGTCAGCGGCTAGTTCGATAGGATTCCCGCTGGGGTCGCGGGCGTAAACGGTGTTTGAGCGCATCGGCAGACCCTGAAGGTGTGAATCTTGCGCGTTGTATACACTATATCTTGTGTCCTGACAAGGTTAACAACACTACATGTTGTGCCTAGCGGCTCAGGGTGCGGTTTAACTGACGGTCGGAGGCGATGGCTTTGGCGAGTTCTTCGGAGATGACGGCAAGCCCTTTCTCGGCCATAACCCGGTCGCCTATCTGGTCGAAGTTGATGCGCCGACGATAGCCGCGTGTGCGCTTAACGAACATCAGCATCGGCTTCAGGGATGACCCGCTGGCAAAGCCGTAGCGGAAATAGATGCCTGGGTGCAAATGCTTGATGCGGCCCGTGCCTTTGATGACGACCATCTCAAACGCGGCCCCGGAGGATGCTTTGCTGTATTTTGACCTCAATCGCGCTTTCGCCTTGTCTTTCATGTTCTGCGTATCGCCCACGAAATTGAACGTTTGCAGGTAGCGTAGGATTTGCGTCAGAATCTTCCTGTCTGCGTTGCCGTACTGATCCAGCGGCATGGACTGACCGGGAACAGCCATCATGCCATCCGGCAAAATGTTGGACGCCTTCAAGCGAAACTCAAACCGCTTCATTTCACGGTCAATCTCGCCTGTGAAATGGTGCCTCAGGTATTTGTCCTGTCGCTTGTAGTCAGTCACCATCATGTAAGCCGAGACTTCATTTTTGCTTCTAAAGTCAGCGTACTTGGCCTTGATGACATCCAGGGATTGCAGGGTGTAGTCCGGCCTCGGCCTGTCAAACACGGATTTCATTTCCCTGTAGGTTTCCTCTTTGGCTTCCATGGCCAACCGGTTGACGGCCATAAAACGCGCAAACGGCAGATGCTTTTTCGACAGGCTGTCGAAATACTGCTGAACTCCTTTGGTGTCGGCTTTGATTTCAATTTTCATAGGATGGCGCTTGAGGTGCGGCGAATGGATTGGCGGGGTGGTATCTGAGCTGGGGAATACAACAGCGGCGCTGGTTCTGGCTGTTTCTCTTCCGTCACCAATCGGCCAAGCCGGGTTTCAGCCTGCTTGAAACTGGGGTTTAGAATCTTGAGTGCAGCCAAAGCATAGCCCCGGCAATCCAACGCCTCGTTGCGTGGTCGCGTCTTGTGCCATTCACGCACCGGGAACCCTTTCACATAGCGCGTCATCAGCTTTTCAGCGGTCAACTGATGAAACCATTCCTCATCGCGATCATTGGGGAAGTGGCAATATCCCGGCCCCGCATTGGAAATAGCTAGACGGCGCATGATGGTGAGTTTGACTTCATCTGCGCCGACCATGAATAAATCAATCTTGCGCTTTGACTTGCCGCTGCGGCGTTTGCTTGGTGCTGACACAATCGGCTTTCCCCAGCCGCCCATACCCTTGATGCCATAAATTCGCCGGCCCCGCTTGCTCATTAGCCACTCATAGGCGGCTTGGGTATTACCGCCCGTGCCGCCCGTATCGACCGCCGCGCAAGTGATCGGCAGTTGAGCACCAGACTCATGGCGGAAAGTTTGCGAGAGGTAATACTCCAAGTCTTCCCAGACATCGGCCTGCAATGGATCGCCCCAGAAGACTCGGTACTCGACGGACCAGGATTCCTCGCCATGGCCCCAGGCCACAACTTCACATTCCAGCCGGTCCTGCTGCATATCAATTCCGCTCGTTAGGACAATGCCGCCCATGGGCACCTTGGCAGGGTAGCGTTCCCGCCGCGCCATCAGCGTATGCGGTTCCGCCTGTTCGCCCAGCGCCTCATAGGTCTCGGCTAATGAGACGTTATGAAATGCCTGTAAGTCGTCTGCCGCCACTTTGTCTATGTAGGATTGCACTACCGCTCGCATTCGCCGGAACGTGCTGTACAGTTCGCTCATGTGGTAACTGGCATGGCCCTTAAATGGCTTTTCCGCCCGCCATTCACCGCTGCGGATTGCCGCAATGCGTGCGCCGTCATCCCATAGTGACCCGCATTCAGCACAGGCGTACCGTGCTGTTTCTGGGTGCTGCTCTTCGTTTGGTTCGTCTTTTCCGTGCCAAGTCACGTTGTCCCACTTTAGCGTTTGCCAAGTTCCACAATCGCCGCACGGAACCCACCATCTGCGTTTATCGCCGAGCTCGAAACCAATCTCGATGTTACTGGAACCCTTGAGGGTTGGTGTACTGGATTCGATAAGAACGGCATCATCACCAAACCCCGCATTACGCTGGCTTATAAGCGAGAGCGGAGATCCTTCAGCCGTTACCAGATACCCGTCAATTTCATCAGCCATCACGACAGGCGCAGACCGTCCGCGTAATGTGCGAGGACTGCCGGCCCATGACATCATCAGCCATCCGCCAGGGTATGACATGATCCTTGAGTTGTTCACGCCTTCCCTGCTGCGCTGTTTTGCAACCTTTTCCTTGATTGGTTTGCAGGTATCCATCATCGGGCGCAGCTTTGCCTCAAGAAACATCTTCATGTCTGTTTCGCTTGGCTGGCAGAAGATCATCGACTTTGGGTCATGGTCAATGTGATAGCCAACAATCGCTTGCATGACTGTCGTCTTTCCGGTCTGTGCGGCCAGCATGTATGAAATCCGCCGAATTCCAGGCTCGCGGATCGCATCAATCATGCCGCGCTGCGGTGGCGCATTGGCAAATCTGATCGGGCCAGGAGCAGCGTTGCCGAGCGGAATCTTCAGGTTATTTTCGGCCCACTCTGATGGAAGCATATCCGGTGGCGGGACCAAGTGAACCGCCGCCTTTTTCATAGCGATTAGCACGCCTTCGATATTTGAAAACTGGCGACTACTCTCCATCGTCCTCGTCAATATCAAAATCTTCGCTTGCGGACTGCTCAAGCGCCAAAGTCAGTTCCGCACGCAACTTGGTCTTAAATATCTTTTCGTCAGTCTCGCCCAACAATTGCAGCACGACACGCGCAGGCACGTTGAGGATGTTGGTTCTGATAATGGCCATCATCCTGGATTGCGCCATCTCGAATTCACGAATTGGCGCGACATCACCCCGCGCCTTGGCCAATTCAAGCTCAGCCATGGCGGCTTCCGCAGATAGCTTTCTGCGCTTGGCGTCCTCAACGTCTGTCGGAGTAGTACCGGATGCGGATTCTCTCTGGCGCTGGCCCCACCATGAAACGACATCCGACAGCACAAAAACCCAGGCGATACCC